ATGTTATCTGAACTTACAATATATTTCTCAGTCACGTCAGAAATAGAACCGCCTTTTGCGATATGGTCAACTGCTTTCTTCCACAATGGGTGCTTAGGTGTCATCTCTTCTTTAACTGCTTGTACTTTTATACCAGCAGCTAAATTTCCATCATCTTCTTCTTGGATTAAATTAAAGATAGAAGATAATGCGTAGCGTCTTGCGTAAGTAATGGCAGATCCTTGCTGCTGAGGGTTATTCAAGTCTTTCATTCTTAAAACTTGTTCACTCTGCATAAACTCTCCGCTATCCGCATGATAAACAGTAGTAACCAAAACGTCTCCATTCGGATGTTGCGTTACCAATATACCACACTCTTGTAATATTGGATTGATAGTTTCAATGATGCTTGTAAGGTCAGCATACTTGTTTTTAAAATGATCATTCTTTGCGTTCTTCTTAACGCTGGTAACCTTACCCTGAAATTCAAACAAGGCTTTGGTTAGGTTTGTTATTTTCTCTGATGTTTTCATAGTGTTTCTTGAATTACTCGATATAGTTCCTGTTCTTTGATGTGTTCTAAGTCAACTCTAAAAGTTACCTCGTAAGGACTACTGTCTTCATCCTTAGAGATTACCTCTTCAAATTTCTTGAAATGGTGTTCGATGATTGCGTCTTCAACTTCCATTCTATCGTATATAAAAGTAAAAGAGTCATCAAAGACTACTTGTACCTCTTTGTCGTGTACATATACGTTTACTTCAACTTTCATCTTGAAACCTCCTCTAATGCAGTTTTGATTACTAACATAGCCTTAGGATTAATAACGTCACCGTCAAGATACTTGCGTACGGTAGGCATAGACACGCCTGTTTGCTCGGATACTCGCTTAACGAGTCCGTGCTTTCTTTTTACTTTAATAAGATTTATGATTTCTTGTAGTTCCATGCAGCAAAGATAAAATAAATTTCCTTAATAGAAAAATATTTTTCTTTATTGACATAACTATGACGCTAAAGAGTCAGCGATATACCTACCGATTCTATCAACAAGTGTTTGTTTCATTTTATCTGTTAGAACAGGAGAAATGAACGGTCTTGCCTTTGTACCTTTACGATGAATCTTTCTTGCAATTACATAAGCAAGGCTCTTAACCGATGCTGCTCGTGATTGATTTTTGGAAGTCCTTGTTTGGATTCCTTTGTTTATGATCCATTGCTCGATAGATTTCTGAAGCGTTGGATTAGATGGCGTGTTTGTTCTTGTCGGTGGTCTACCGTCTTCAACCCACTTGTAATAGTCAAGCATTTTAATCTGTAGACTGAAGCCTGTTTTCGTTGGCAAAATCTCAGAGTCAATCTCTGAGTAAAGTCTACGAGATGCAAGAGATTTGTTCTTCTGAAGATTAGCACGAAATTTAGCAATAACTTCATTCCCCCAATTTTGGAGTATGCCTTGAATCCCTTTGTCACCAGCAGGATTAAAGTCGCTAAACTTTTTCCCTATGTCGTCTAACGTTGCCACTGACGTTGTGCGTAAATATAAAAGTCTTGTAATCTATTTATCCAACCTTTGCCGAAATCTTTGAATGAAGTAAGGCTTTGCAAGAAATGAACACGCCAAGAGTAGCAACTTTCAAAAACCCACTTTTCACCGTGACGCTCAATAAGGCTATTTAAGGCACTAATTGTGAATTGCCCTACCTTACCGTCAACTTTTAAATTAAAGCCGTGAGAATTGATAAAACGCTGTAATTGACGTGATGCTCCGCCTATACCTGAACCCCAAGCAAAGTCAGCCCAAAATTCAGCTATAATCTGAGATTCGATTTTAGTGCAGTTTAAACCGTCCCAATATCTCTGATAGACTTGAATCCACTTGTCTTTGGGCATCTTGTAAAAAGATTCTATTGATTCGTTAGTAATTCCGAAAATACCCTTCCAAACCATCCAAGTGATTCCTTTGTTCGTGTGATATCCGCTACCGTCAGGAACTGGGTGTCTTGATGCTGTGTCCGATGTGTGCTTCGATAGACCACCTTCCCACTTTAGAATGTAGTCGATATTAGAGAGTTCTATTCTTGCCATTGATTTCAATAAGTTTGTTGAGATACCATTGTGCTTTGAGTAAATCTTCTTGTCCATTTTTACGAGTAAACCGCATAAGATACTTAATGCAGTTGCCGTGTACATAACCTTTAAATGCTTCATTTGTCATTGCTGATTCGATAGCATCTATAGCCTCTACTTTACCCTGATAGTGTGCTGGTTTGTTAACTACGTCCATAGTGCTTCAAATTCTATTAACGGCAAATCTATCAAAAAAGTGTGACCACCTGTGCAATATACCTGAGTTAATTCGTAAAATTCTGACGCGGCGATGACATGATTAAGGTCTAACCACCCTTCTTCAACTATTTCAAAACTGTCAGCATCCATTTCTATGCCTAATTTTTTGTAAATTGGGTCTACTTGGTCTTCTTGAAAAACAAAGTTTACTTTAACTCTCATAATGTCTTATATGTGAAAGCGTTTATTTTAATGTATTCTTTTTCTTCTCTAATCCTTTGAGGATGTAATTCTAACCATCTACCACCTGTAGGCTTAGGAGATGCCCCACGTTCAACGTGCCAACCTCCTTTGCCTTGATTATACTCTTCTTTGTATGTAGCAGTTCTTATCATTAAAATATCTCTTAACTCAACATTTAAATGAGAGTTTATTCTTTCAACAGTGTAAGTCAGTTCGTGGTCTTCGTGTACGTGTCCCATCCAAATCATGTCAGCACCTTCAACATAAGTAGACATTCTGTTGAATTGTATCGTTCCTTTGGTAACTGCTCCACCGCCTCCAAATCCGTGCATATATTTTATCTTGTAGAATTGAGATGTATTTGATCTTGTGAAATTATATACTATCCAACCACCGTAACCGCCTACTTCTACATTTGTTCCGTTCTTAGAATTAAGACCAAAAACAAATCTATCAATTACGTCTGTTTCTTGACGTTTTAAAATGTTTGTTTCATGGTTTCCGTAGCCTACAACTTTAATCAAATGAGCATAAGGAGAAAACCATTCAATAGCATCGTTTACAACCGCATCTAAATAGTTTGCTTTGTTGTGTTCAGGTCTTATGTCGTTTTTGCTTTTACGAGGATCGTAAGCCCCTTGCATTAAACAAAAAGTGTCTCCATTAAATAAGATGTCTGCATCTAACTCTTTGGCTTGGTCAAGATGACGTTTAAGCATATCACGGTCACATTTGGGATTATCCCAATGGATGTCAGAGATGAGTAGTACTTTTTTAGGTTTAAATTCTGCATCGAAACGGTGTACATTGTTCTTCATAGTATTATAGACAAAATCAAAACAGACCAACTCATAATACAAAAATCTCTGTACCTATTTCGTTGACCTTTTATTTCAAAGTTGTCGTTCTTTAGTTTGATTATTTGACTGTGTTGCTCTTGAATTGTGGCACTGTCTAAGGCAGCCAAAACTATATATTTCTCCTGTTTTTGGCGGCATTTGTGAAGTTCTAACAGACGCAAATTAATTTCTTTTATCGTGCTGTCGGAGAATTGAGAGAATGCTCTCTGTGGACTTAGGAGAAGTAATGCTATCAGCAAACACTTTGTAAATACTGTCGTGCTTTTTTTCAATCTCATAGATTTCTCTAATAATAATAAGCCTACTCGTATCAGGTGGGGATGTCACAGTAACTCTCGAGGTAGGGCGTGTTAACACTAACACTAATAGAGTGGCCAGCCACAACGTCAGTTGAGCTATCAAAGAAAGGTTCTGCTGCTGCATTTACAATAAGTTCAAAGTCTGATTCAGTCACGTTTCTTCTAAGAAGTGTGACAATGTCTAAAATAATTCCTGCACTATCACTAAGCACCTCAATAGTGTTAGAGCTACTTTCAAAGGCTCTATCCATTACCATAAGTTCAAAGTTGTAAGTGACTAATCTTGTTGAGGTGTTAAACTGAAAACCGTTAGGAACTAACCAAACCAAAGGATAGTATTTAACCTCTTCAACTGCAAAATCAAAGTCAGCCCCTACTGCGAACTTTCCCACCATTTTGTGGGACTCTGCTTGAGTCTGAATTTTTTTGATAATCTGATTTAACGTCATAAAGTTTAATTAGTTTCTGTTCGTTTTTGAGCCGCCATTTATTCTTCGGGGAAGTCATAGTTTGAAAAGCAATCATCGTTGTTACCTGGTAAGTACATTCCACCAAACAAAGCCGTGTTTTTTGGTTTAATGACATCGAAGCCACTACCAGGATTTAAATACTTAGGATAAATCTGTGGGTACTCTTTTAAAAAGTTACGCAATCTCTCTGCATAATACTCAGCCTTATCTCTGTATCTCTGTTCTATTAGAGTTAATTCTTGTGGAGTAATAGGCTGAGCAAACTCTGCCTGACGTGAACTTACGGACTTGTTTAAGAATTTAAAAGTCATCGGAAGCATTGACTCAACTAAAGTATAATACTTTAAACAAGGTGCAATATACGAATCTAAAAGAGTCGTGTTGTCAGCGGTTACAGTACCGTTAAAGGTCTGCGTTTGCAGTTCGTCATATATCCCTGAACCAATGATGTCACGAATATACACTTCTTGTGCCTCTTTTATGGCACTTTTAAGTAATTTATCATCAAGATTTTCGTTGATGGGTGTGTTATCCTTTAAGTAGGTAACTGAAATGAAATATACAAAGTTAGCCATTGATTTTTCTTCTTAATAGTTGTGATTTCCAAATGTGTCTGCAGTAAGGTACGTGAATAGCGGGTGAAGAGCCTTTAACCGTCATCCAACCGCCTCTTCTTTCCCAAGCGTTGTATCCTACTCTTGATGAAATTGTATCGATGTCCTCACGAGTGTACACACGATTTAAAGCGATTAAACTTCGGCAAAAATCTCTGGAAGTAGGAATGATTTCTGAGCCGCTTATTCCTGGTGCTTTTTCGTAGGTATAACGCACTAAAAGTTCTGTGCCTAAGCCTGAGTCAACAAGCGTCTTAGTGCCTTGCTCTGTGACGTTTAAAATGTTGTCTGCTGAAGTGATTAAGCCGTCATTGATTAATTTGGTTACTGCCTCCGCTACTTTTTCAGCATCTTGCTTAATGTTGTTAGCAAGGTCTTGAAGTGTTAACTCTGTGTTTCCGTTCAAAAACTGCAGAATTATAAGTTCAAGAGCAGAGGCAAAATCAAAAGGGACTTTTTCAAACTTAGAAGCTAATTCTCCAAATTGCTCAAAAACTGCAAGGTCTTTGTCGTCATCCCAACCGAAAGGATTGTGATTGCAATTG